TATATTCATAGCTTGCCCCAATATCACCATTACGAATGAATTGTAAAGTATTCTCTACATTTTTCTGATCTACATGTGTTAACTGAACCGATAGCTCGTCGCCAATCCCGCCTGCAGTTTGAGCCAAAGCGCCGCCAAATTGATAAGGCCGAGCGTTTATGGCCGGAGCATTAATCAAAGTTTGAAGATCGTAATATCGAATATTCTTATCAACTAACGAAGCATATGCATAAAACGGCGCGCCAATAAGATTAGTAGCTCTATTTCGAATTACTTCAATCGCTTCATACGGATTCATGTTTGGTACAATAAATCTCATTGGACCTTGTAATTCATTCGCAGATGCTGCAGCCTGTGCTTCTGCTGCTATCTCTGGAATTTCAGAAGAAAGATCGGCTTGTACATTTTCATCAATAGTTCTAAATAATCTTTTAGTAGAACCAAAATGATCTAATAATATATCAGAAATAATTTTTCCTGGTCTACCTTCATATACTTTATTCACATTTAAGAGTGTATTTACAAATGCATCATAATCAATTAAAGCAAATGTAACCATATCGACAGTATCAGTTACCGGTACTGTAGAAGTGATTTCACGAATAATAAAGCTTTTCGTGACAGAATAGCTTGATTGAAATAATTTTAATCGAATGCTTACTAATTCGGTACCAGAAATATCGAGATTTTCTACAAGCGCTGCATGGTCAGTAAATGTAATTGATCCCGTAATATACATTTTTTCGAGATGTTCGTAAAATACAATCTCGGCGACATCAGTAGTAATATTATATGAATCACCACCTCTATCGTTGTTAATTCCAACGATAACTTCTTCTATATCATATAAATGAGGATCATGAGCTGGATATTCTGGCATTATGCAAGCAATTCTTGTTGATATTGTCTAAAGATGTCTTCAATCGCCGAAGGTTTAATTACTCGAATTGTTTTAAGCTCATCATTCTTTTCTCTTAAATATTCAATATTTGTAATAGGAGTAACAAGACTGCTTGGTGCTTGATATGGATCTACATCAACAATTTTAGAATCTCCGTCACGATAGAAAATTACTGCATTAATTTCATCAACTGCACCTGATAAATTTACGGACTGCACTTCATCTCCAACCTGAGACGTGATTGTTTCTGTATTAAAAAACGTTTGCTTTCCACTAATGTGTAATTGACCTAAATCTAAATTACGATGCACAATTGTACCGGTCGAACCAGATCGCGATCCAGTTACGATTTGACCTACTTTAAATATTGAAGTCAATTCATTTCGAGTTGTTAATACAGTATTTGGATATAGTTGTGCGGCTTTCTCTTTAAGCTCTGGCTCAGTCAACGGCCAACCGCCTTCACGAATATTATCATTCATTAAGAAAAACGTCCAATGATAATCGGTAGTGCCATATAATTTCAAAGATACCTGATCAGGCCTATCACCTTCTAAAATTACAATAGATCGATAAAATGCTACATTATCTTTTATTATATCGACTAAGTCAATATAAACACTTAAATTCTGAAAAGATACTGGATCTAATCCATTACCAAATCGATAAGATGTAGCCGGGAAATTTTTAAAAAAACTAGACATATATCTTATCCTACTCCATATCCATCTGGATCAGTCCAACCTATTTCATTATTATTATTGTAATTTATTTCAGTTTCAAAATCGTATTTATTTCTACCAAAATCATCAAATCCGCCTTCAATATCTTCATAACTAAGAGCTCTTGCTTCAGTAAATGTTAATGTAAGATCGATTTCTGAGAAATGTCCACTCGCATAAAACGCTGCAACTTGTGGGTTAAACGTTGTACTCATACTCGTAAGATAAGCAGGCAGTAATCTATCTCCAACATATCTTACTCGAGTTCCAGATGCAAATGCTCGAGCAGAAGTAATTGCATCAACTTCTGCCGCAAGATCTCCGTACATCATTCGAATCAAAAACTTTGGAGGAAATTTATATCCAACAGGTACACCTTTTACATTAATTGTTTCTGGATATAAATTCTTTTTAAACTCTTTTACAATTAATTCCGCATTTTGTGCTTCACTTTGACTACGCGGTAAAAACTTAAAATTAAAACTGTGTTCACGTGGACTTACTGCTCTGAAAATAGCACGAATATTTGGGTTCGTTGTAACTTGCAACGTATTAGTTACCGTATTACCAAATCTATTTCCAGGCACCTTGTTTGCTGCAACTGCGGCTAGTAGTCTACCAATATCACCAGCCTGAGGACCATTCATTCTTTCTAAAAGATCGCCAACATCTGTAATACCAGCTAAAGTTTTTAGAGCAAGTCCGGCTACGTTTGATGCACCAGCATTGGCCGCGGCTTCAAACGTTGCACCTGCTCCACCAATTGCTGCGTTATTATCAAATTGTACTCTATCTTGAATTTGAATTGCAGTTGGCAAATTTAAACAAATAAGATTTCCAAGTCGACTTATGCCCTTTCCCTCAATTGTTAGTTCAGAAAATAAAGTTGCGAGATCTCTCATAATATCTATAGCACCACCTTCCGTATTTACAGTAGCACCATTTGTATTGATAGTAGGAGGACTTTCATACAAAGGCTGAAACGTAATCCATCCTTTATATTCTTCTGTGTTTTCAAGAGGAAATTGTATTGTCCCCCAAGGGCCAGTGACTGATGTTTTTAAAACCATAGTTTCTCACATAAATAGAAAAAGTTTTTAATTATTTATATACATCTATGGCATATTCCGGTAAATACAAACCTAAACATCCAAAGAAGTATGCCGGTGATCCCAATAATATCGTATTTCGATCGATGTGGGAACGGCATTGCTTTAAATGGTGTGATGAAAATCCAAAAGTAAAATCATGGTCTAGCGAAGAAATCGTTGTACCATATTACTATGATGGTGATAAACGCTATCATCGATACTTTCCTGATTTAAAAATTATATTAGAAGATCGTATACTTCTTGTTGAAATTAAACCAGACAAAGAAACGAAACCACCCACAGGATCGAAGCGTACTAAGAAATATATTAATGAAGCATATACTTATGTTAAAAACATGAATAAGTGGGAAGCAGCAGATAGTTTTGCAAAAGATCGTGGATGGGAATTTCAAGTATGGACTGAACATACTTTACAAAAAATGAAAATAATGCCAAAGCCATTAAAGAAATTAAAGCCGCTTGGTCCAGTGAGAAAAAAGAAGAAATAGTATATAAATAGTCGTATGACAAATATATTTCAAAAACTAGAGTATGAAGCCTTTAGAGCTGGAATTACTCCTCGAACAAAAGAATCAATGGATTGGTTTAGACGCAAAGCACAAGCAATGGGTCGAGTAAATCGTAATGCTTTGATGAGAGAGGATCCAGTTGAATTAAGAAGTCGTGGTATTATTGGAAATATGTACATGTATTTCTATGATCCAAAAACAAAAGATACATTACCGTATTACGATAGCTTTCCATTAACCATTGTTGTTGGTCCTGCACCAGGCGGATTCTATGGATTAAATTTACATTATCTTCCACCTACATTAAGAGCAAGAATGCTTGATGGTTTAATTGATATTACAAATAATAAAAGCTATGATGATACTACAAAGTTCCAAGTAAGATATAATACTCTAAAACGTGCATCGTCTTTGAAATATTATAAGCCATGTTTTAAACATTATCTTAATGAACACGTCAAAAGTAGATTTGCGTATGTACCTCCACCTGAATGGGAAATTGCTACGTTCTTACCGACAGCTGATTTCCAAAAATCAGGAAGATCTACAGTGTATAAAGATTCGAGGAAAATGATCTAATGTCTTTTAGCGTCGACACATTTAAAGCAAATATACAAGGTGGCCTTGCGCTTTCTAACTTATATTCAGTAGAATTACCTCGGCTTTTTTCTCGAGCTAATCCAGCACTTACACAAGAAGGATTAGAAACTGCAGATAGACTTAACCTCTTTTGTAAAGAAGTAAATTTGCCTGGTCGTCAAATCTTTACAAATGAACGTCAGATTGGTATGAAGTCTGTAAAGCAAGCTTATGGGTATGATCAAGACGATGTTACTCTTACTTTCTATGTTCCGAACAATCATAGAGTAAAAGATTATTTTGAGCATTGGCAAACAATTATCGTAAATCCAGGTGAAAACTCATTAGTATTTCCACAAGAATATTGCTATGACGTTACGATTAACCAATATTCAAAAAGTTATAAATTCCAGTCAAACGATTTAAAAGTAGGAATAGGAGATATTTTTGAATTATCTCTTGAAAATCCTTTTGACGATATATTAAATAACACAGCCGCAACACGCCGTGTTAGATTGATTGATGCGTTCCCTACTTCAATGGCAGCACAACAGCTAAACAGTAATGCCGGAGAAGTAATGGAACTTACTGTACAATTGTCATATAAAAATTGGAGAACATTATAATGGCATTACCCCAAGTGAATGAAGTACCTTCGTACTTTCTTACTATACCATCAACTAAAAAGGAAGTAAAGTTTAGGCCATTCCTCGTAAAAGAACAAAAGATATTGCTTATTGCACTTGAAACACGAAATCAAAAAGATGTTTTAAATGCAATTACAAGTACAATTAATTCTTGTATGTTGGATGAAGTAAATGTAGATAAGCTTTCTACTTTCGATGTAGAATACATGTTTACACAAATTCGATCAAAGTCGGTCGGTGAAACTTCTACTATTCTCGTAAAATGTGATGGATGTGAAGTAGAAAATGAAGTTACAATTAATCTTGAACAGATTGAAGTCGTAACTGATAACACTGTATCTGATACGGTTAAACTAAATGATACTTATACTTTAAAGCTACGATACCCAAAATATGAGCATATGCTCGATGAATCGTTTAGAGATACTGAAACACCGGTATCAAAAACCATATATCATTTTACACTTGGCTGTTTAGATAGCCTAATGACTGAAGAAGAAAATATAGTATTTGATGATGAACCACGTGAAGAAGTTGAGAAATTTTTAGAATCGCTCACTAATGAACAATTTGAAAATATTATGAAATTTGTAAATGCAATTCCGCGTTTAGAAAAGAAAGTGGAATTTAATTGTATTGGATGTGAAAAGACTAACGAATACTTGCTGCAAGGAATTGAAGATTTTTTTTAATTAACCTCTCTCACGATAATTTGGTTAATTTCTTTAAAACCAATTATCAATTAATGCAGAATCATAAGTATTCGCTAACCGATATTGAAATGATGCTGCCGTGGGAGAGGGAGATATATGTTACAATGTTGGTCAGCGATATTAAAGAACAAAATGAAGAAATACAGAGACGTAATTTAGGTAGATAACATGGCAACTCTAGCACAAATTAATTCTACGCTCCAAGAGCAAACAAAGGTATTAGCTAAGGAAGAGTCTTTAGCTGATAACAGTGCTAGCATTAATAGTTTATCTGCTAGAATTTCTGACTTTCTTGATAAAGATAAAACGAATCGTGGTGATAGACTCGAAGAAAAAGCTGAAAAAGACAGAGCTCGCAAAAGTTCTAAAATTATAAAAGCAAAAGGTTCTACAACGACTGATACAAGCAGAGGCGGAGGATTATTAAAAGGTTTCGGCGGATTAATGGGAGCTCTTGGTCCTGCTCTTGCAAGTATCGCTGGTTTGGCCGGACTTGCTACTGCCACAGCTTTATTAGATCAAGACATTGGACTACCAGGAGATGTAGATCTCGGAGATGCAGCAAAAGGATTAGGAGCCGCTTTTGTTACATCGATGATCACTAAAAATCCGTTTATAAGAATTGGTACTTTACTTGGCGGAATGTACGGTGACGAGATTGCCAAACTTTTAGGCGGTGAAGATGGAAAAATTAATACTGTCTTTGGTGATATTGATTTAAATAATACTACTACTCAAGCTATTATTGGCGGAGCATTAATGTTTATTGCTCCTAAGATTTTACGCTTTGGAGCGGCCAAAGCAATCGCCGCAACTACTGCAATATTAGCTGCAAGGAAAGCAGCTTTAGATAGTAATCTTGCTAAAATAGCTGATGAAGCAGCCGATGATATTGCAAAAGCTGCAGGAGGCACTGGCACAAGAAAAACTCCTCCATTAACACAACAACAACGTAATGCATTAGGCGGTTATGATGAATTTAAAATCAAACCTGCACCGACAGTTATGTCTAATGCTCCTAGGATTTCTTCTCCTGCTAGTCAAACATCTGATGATATATTAAAAGCCATTGGTAAACAAATAGACGATTTAGCTATTACTCGTACTGGGCCGGCTTCATTATATAAGCCAAAACCTGTAACTCCTCGGCCTCTTATTGCAACCAAAGCTCCGGTAATACCAAAAGCTAAACCTCCTACAGTTATGGCTACTTCTCCCATGCAGCCTAAAACTCCTTCGGCCGCAGATCTTGAAGCAGAGAAAATATTTAAAAAGAAATGGGTTCCTGATTGGCTTAAGAAAACCGCAAAACTTGCTGGACGATATGTTCCTCCTGCAATTATGGCTTACGATGGATATAATGCTGTAAATGATCCAACATTACAAGCTCAAGAATCATTAAGCGCAATCGATAGATTTTCAATTGGAGCTCTTGCGAGTATTGCCTCTATTGCCGATTTACCAAGTGAAGTAAGTAATCTCACAAATATGGGATTGAATAAAATATTTGGTACTGATTTAAAAACAGATTATAAACTACTTGGTGATCAAAGAGTCGGAGAAAAAGTATATAACGATCTTGCAAAATTAGATCAAAAATTAGCAGATGCAGACGCTGCAATCGCACAAAAATATAATCAATCTTCGACAAGACTTAAAAACTTTTTTACTGGATATGGAGATCAAGTAAAACAAGCTGAAATAGCTGCATACGAAAGTAGAGGAGATTTTGGTCCTCGATTAACATTGGAGCAAATGAGACAGCAAGGATCCATGACGCCTATGCCAAGTTTAAATGCTGAACTAATGGAAAAAGTAAATAGTTATTTAAATAATTCAGCTGCACCTACAAATGTAGTAACCACTGATAATTCAACAAATTCTCAGTCGATTAATAATACAAGTTCGAGTTATGTAGGTGGAAATAATTCGGCCGATCAATGGAGTCTATATCCATAAATCAAAAGGGAGGCCTTCCATGGTGCCTCCCTTTCTAGCTCCTCTGTATACCGGAAGCCCGTACCTCATTACGTGCTGAGGGTCACACACCATTCCTTGAGCTGCAGACTACAAGGATGGATTTTTAGTCCGCTGCTGCTAACTTCGCAAAGTAGCTCAACGTATCATCGTCATCTTCAACATTCACTTGTTCGGCAGTGACTGGTTCCATACGAGATGGTTCAGGTGCCTCAACTGGTTCGTTGATCTGACGTGTCTGTGCCATTGTTGGTTCACCTGCAGAAGCAAACTCACCAAGAACGGTTGACAATTTAGTTTTCAGTTCATCATAAGTTTTATAGTTTGCAGGATCTGTCCATTCAGATAGATCATACATCTTATCATAAACTGCTTCGAGACGTTCATCGTCTCCGCCAAGGAGTGGAGCTGGAGCAGAAAACTCAGATTTGTCATAGTTACGATAACCTTCAACTTGACGGATCTTAAGTTGAAACTCTGCACCACCCCAGAAATCAAACGGATTGACTGGTTGTTCACCAGGA